TAAAAGTATTTTTAGTTATAGTTGCTGTTATTATCTTTGATGCCCAAAATTCTCCAGCTGCAAATGAAGCTGTTATATCTCCATCTGCACCAGAACCAGTACCACCAATTTCTATTAATAACTTTTGTACTCCTACTGTTGGTGTAATTGTAAATACTTCTGCTAGTGCATCTGTATCTGCTGTTGCTAAGTTACTAGTTCCAGTTGCTACAGTATTCATTTTTAATATTGTGCTATTTACTACTGCTACTGCCATAATAATTTACCTCCTTTTAATTAGATTGTTGTTGATGCAGCTGCTTGTGTTGCATTGATAAGAACTAATTCATTTGGTTTAAGAACTTTTGCACCAAATACATGAAGTCCATCACATTGTCCAGAAAAACTTCCAGCTACCATAGGTTGGTATCTTGATTTAACAATTTGTTCAGCATAAACTATTGAGTTATAACTACCAGCCAAGCATTGTGTATTCCAAGAACCTTCTGCACCAGTTGTAGTAAGATTGTTTGAAACATATATATCCGTATTCCAATGTTTAACCCATTCAATACCAGAATTAACTCCATTTACTCCTTGTAAAATTTCAAACTTAACTCCAGCTAATTCCAATTTTTCTTTATACCAAGGTGGAATAACCATCCATCTTTGTGAAGGTTTAACATTAACTTCTTCAAGTTTTCTAATAACAGTTGAAGTTGTACTTAATGCAATTGTTTCAGAAACAGTTGCAGTTATAGTAGTTCCAGCACCAGCATATAATCCAAATATATATTTATCTGCTGTATTTAATAGTCCATAAGCTGCTTCTTCAACACAAGTTCCTTTAACATCAATTACTGATTGAAAAGCATCTATATCATCAACATAGAAAGAATAATAATTAGCTTGGTCAATCATTAACTGAACACCAGCATCCGTTAATGTTTCTGGTGTAATAGTTCCTGTATAAGCATGGATAGTTGGTCGCATTAAACCAGTAAAGGTGACAGTATCACCCATCTTGTTTATTTGACTTGATGTGTCCATAGTACAAATTTTCTTTGCAATTAAATCATTATCTAATGTCATTAATATTTTGGTGCTGACTAGTTTTGGTATGCTGCTTAATATTGCCATAATTTTATCTCCTTTTTACTTCATTTTGAATAATTCCCTAACTTCTTTCCAGCGTTTAGAAAGTTCTTTTGGTGATAAACTATTTACCATTTCTGGAGTTAAGGCAACATCTTTATTTGAACCATTACCAGTTACAGAACCAGTAGAACTGGCGGCATTTTCTGTATTGCTTAAACTTGTAGTTGAACCTTTTTCAAGTTCTTTAAGTTTAGCTTTCAGAATACTATTTTCATGTAACTTGTAAATGTCTAAAAATCTCTTGCCTTTTGCACCTAAACTTTCTTGATATATTTTATTTTCTTGCCATACTTCTGTTGGAAGAATATCTTTTACTGCATCAAAATCTCTATTATTTTCTTGTTTAAAATAATCTAAAAATTCTTGATTATCTTTTTCTACAAAATCTTTTGCTTCTTTTTTAGAAACATAAGAACTAGCTTTTTTAACTATTTCATTATTAGCTATTAAATCCTCAATATCTGTTGGATTTATACCAGATTTTGTTAAATTATCATTTCTTGCTTGTTTTGCTGCTTCGGCTTGTTCTGCATTTTGTTTTTCCATAGCAGCGTTATAATCTGCTTCTGAATGGACACCATTACTATCACCATAATTTTTTTCATAAAAAGCATCTAGTTTTGCTTGTACTCCACTAGCTACATTTTTTTCTGTTTCTTCTTTTAACCTCTTTGCAAATGCTTGAGTTTGAGTTACATCTTCTGCTGGTGCAGCTGCATTACTAGTTTCAGTTTCAGATGTACTTTCTGTGTTGGTTTCTATTGGAGTTGTTGCGACTTCTCCAGTTTCATTAGCAGCAACATTGTTTTCTTCTTCAGCCATAATATTCTCCTTCACTATTTGTTGGCGAGGTTCGCTTGTATGCGTTTTGCAGCCATTAAAAAAACACCCATAATTAAATGAGTGTTTATTGATACTGTTGAAATCCTATTTGTTGCATTTGTGCATTTGTTAAATTCCAAGCTGATTGTACTGCATTATTTTTTGCTTGAACTACATCTGCTGTTACTGTCAAAGTAAATGTTTTACCTTGATATTCATTTCCAGATTGTAAGCTTAGTTTTATTAATAGTGGTAAAGTAACACAAGTATTATTATGAATAACTTCCATATTTGAACCTAAGATTTTTTTATAATAATAATAATCTCCAATTTTTACCCAATTGCAATCTGTTGGTGCATAATTTACATTTGCTGTTGAAAGATTACAACCCCATGATGGAGTTAATTTTATTCTTGTATAAACTGCTTTAGTTCCAGTATTGTTTATATGAAGAATTTTAGAAGTACAATCTCCAGCGTTCCAATTGTTAGGAGATATAAAACATTCTGTAAAGTTAAACTTAACAGTTCCAGCTTTAAATTGATTTACTATAGTGAAACTTCCAGAAAACCATGCAAACGCTGCACTTGTAGAACAAATAACAAATAAAAATACTAGACTTAATATAAATTTCTTACTTTTAACATTTATTTTTTTCATATTTTTCTCCTTACCAAGGCATTTTAGTTTTTGGCATCATCTTTTTTGACATTTTACCTTTTGGCATTTTAATTTTTACTGGTTTAATTGCAATTTTAATAGCAATTGCTTTTTTAGTTTTAGGAGTTGTTTTTTTATTTTTCATTATTTCCCCTTCCCTTTACCTTTACATTTTGCGAACATAATATTATCCTCCTTTACCATGTAATTTGTTCCTTAGTGATAAATCTTAAAATAATATTTACAGCACTTAAAATAATAACTTGGTCTGCTGCATTGATATTAATATCAGCATCATATGAATTAATAATTGAAGCTACTAAAAGAATTAAATTTACCCAAATAGTTTTACTTAGATACCATTTTTTAGTATTCATATTACTGCTGCAATTATTGCTTTTGCAATTGCATCTGCATTATACATTTTCATATCTTTTACATTATCAACAAAAGAACATTCAACAAGTACACAAGGCATATTGGTATTTTTTACAACATATAAATGTGAACCATCTTTCACACCTCTATTTTTGTAACCAAGTGCAGCAATATTTTTACAAATTTTTGTAGCATATGATTTTCCAATTGCGGAAATTGCATAACATTCAGTTCCTTCTCCACCACCAGAATTAAAATGAATACATAAATGTAAATCAGATTTAAAAATATTAGCATCTTCTACTCTATAAGCTAGAGATTGAGTTATATTTGAAAAAGTTTTTCCATATGGAGTACAATCATAAATTCTAATGTTTTTAGGAATAAGTTTTATAATTGAAGCAACAACTTGTTTCGTTAAATCATCTTCTTTTCTTATACCTATTGCACCACTATCTGGTTTGCAATTGTGACCAGCATCTATTGAAATTTTCAATTGATTTACCTCCTATTTCTTTTTTTTAGCTTTCTTTGCTTTTGCAACAGATAATGCAATTGCAATTGCTTGTGAACGTTTCTTTCCAGCTGCTTCTTCTGTTGCAATATTTTTTCCAATATTCTTTTTACCTTTTAGTAATGGCATTATTTTTTCACCTTCTTCTTAGCAACTTTTTTAACTGTAGTATGTTTAACTGTTACTGCTTTACCTTTAACTTTTAAAGGTGTATTTCCAGCTGCCGCTTGTGCTACTGAAATTGAAGGATTGTTTTTAGAAGGAATAGAATGAACTGCTTTAATCCAAGCTTGTTCTTTTGCTTTACTTTTAAAATTCATAGCTTTCTTAGCCATTATTTGCACCTCCTTGTGCTGGTGGATTTAATTGCCCTTGCTTATCCGCTGCCATAAGTTGAGTTACCGCAGCTTCATATTGTGCATCTGGTAAACTTTGCAATTTCTTCTGGACTTCTGGTGCTAAAGTATCAACAAATTTAGACATTTCTTCATAATCTGGTGCAGCACTTTGTCCAGTTGGTGCTGGTGCATTTTGTCCAGTTGGATTTTGTTCTTGTCCAGTTGGTGGTGCTTGTGGACTTTCTGGTGGTACTGCACCGCCTTGTGGTGCTTGTTGTTGTTCTAACATAGCTGCATTTTGTTTATTAATTTCATCTATTAATCCTTGTTTATTAGCAATATAACCATCTGGAAACCTTTCTAATGCTTGTAAGAAAGTTATTCTGTTAGTTGCTAATAATTGTAAGATAGTATTAATAGATGTAACTTCTGACCACATAGTAGATGCCCCAACTTCTACTTTTAATGATAAAGGAATTTTTTTATAATCACTTCCGTTTATTTCTCCAACCATTTGAACTTTATCTTCTGTAAATCCAACTTTCCTTGGAACTTTATATTTATTTTCAATAAAATCTTCCCAATTTAAAACTAAATCTTCTACAAATTGATATAAATTTGATTTAGGATTGTCAAGTGGAATTGCAGCTTGTTGAATATTAGCCATTATTCCAGATGCACTTGCTGTTGATGGATTTACATTCCCAAGTGCAGCATCATTTACACCATTTAAATCTTTTGTTTCATTGACCATATCACCTATGAAAGAAAACATATTAGTATTTAGTTGTCCAGCTTGTAACTGTTGAACTGCACCAGTTATATCTCCTTCAACTCCAATTGCACTTCCTATTGCATTATTCCAAGATGATATTCTCGAACTGTCATAAATAACCTTTCCAAATGCTGTCATTCTCAAATGATATACGATATTTGAATACATCTGGTTAATAGCAATCTGGTTTGGTACTAATGCAGTTCCAGCAGCTTCACCATGATAACTGTTCTTTCTCTTAGTCCAATTTCCCCAAGCTAAAGGATAGCGTTTCAATCCCATACTTTGTTCTTGAATTACTGGACTAAACTTTGTAGATTTTCTATAATAAACTTCTCCATCTTTCTTCCATAACTTAATAACATATAAAGTTTTACCATTAGTTTCTGGAGATTTATCAAGTTCGATTTTTCCCCTATCTCCAGCGGTTTCTGTATAATCTAAATCACTTGTTATCAAACTATAATCTTCTTCTTTAACTCCATTTAACTTTGCTTCATCAATTAAATCTTGAACCATGCCCCTACCAACAATTACTATATAAGGTTGTTGCTGCAATCTTCTGTCATTAGCATTACCAAGCATAATTTCAGCACCATCTTTAATTTCATTACAAAAATCTCCAGTTATATCTGTGTCAGTTCCATCCACATTCTTACCATAAGATTGTTTTGTGTTGATATTCTTATCCCAATAAGTATAAATTGCATAATCTCCAGAATTAAATCCATCAACTAAACAATCCCTTAGTAAACTATCAATTTTATCTTTTTCCCACTTATCCTGTATTTGATAATTCAACATATCTAGTTTTGTTTGATATTCAGCAGCATTTTCAGCTTGACCATCAAAATTTTCAATAGTAAATACTGCTTTTATTGGACTTGCAAGTATAGTTGCTATCTGGTGGTCTGCAATACGTTTATAAAGTGGCATTATAAGTGTTGGTTGTCCTTTACTTTTAACACCTCGCCATTGGTCACTAGCATAAAAAGCTTCATTTATATCAATTGTCTTATAATAATCTGGTCTAAGTAACCTATTATAGTTTTTTCCATTTTCATATAGCATATAATCAGCTTGTATATCATTAATAGCCATCATTCACCATCCTTTATATCATAAGGATTATAATTATTAATTCCTTCCCATCCATCTTTCACATTGTCAACTTCTGCTTGACCTTTTTTTTGTTCAATATATTTCTTTAAACTTGAAACTGGATTTATATTTGGAATAACTTTCTTATCAAGCAATCTTCCATGCTTTAATCCCATTAAATAAGTTGAAATTAAACATAAAAAAAAGACTAGTCCAGAAACTAAGCCTATAAGTATATTCATTTAAACACCTACCCTATTTTTTCGCATATTATATAAAGCAATAAAAGTATTTACTATTTCTACTGCATTAAATTTTTTAAAAGGTTTAGTCCAATGTTGGTTGGTAGAAATATAAAAACTTCTTACTTCTGTATCTTTAACTTTTATAAAATCATCTGTATTAAATACTTTATGTTCTAATACAATTGCAATAGTAAGTTTACCAGTTGAACCTAAATCTCGAACCAAATGTTCAAGTAATAATTTTTGTCCTAATGACATTTCCTTATCTTCAAGTTTTAATTCAAATATTACCCAAGCTTTATCGTGATGGTCATATATTCCATCTAAATCACTAGGGTTACAATTACCTTTTATTAAATCTGTAAAGTCTAGCAATTGCCTTGCCCTTTCTATATGTTTAATCAACATCATGTTTCCCCCCTGTTAGTAATCTATATAACTTCTATCAGCATTTGCTATTATAGTAAAATCATCATCTGGTTTATATAAATCAAAATCATCTTTTTTAGGTTTAACCTTTTGATGACTAATAAAAGTTTTAGCGAATTTAGAAAGTCCAGTTGTTGCATCAGCTGCATCATCATGTTTATTTTTACCAATTTTTATATAGTTTGTAAGTTGTCGCATGAATTTATCATAATCACTACCAGCAACATAATCACTTCTGAAATAAAAGAACTCTTTGATATATCCACCAGCCATTAATATCCTAGTTTCTTTATTCGTAGTTGTACTTTCAGCAATAACTTGACACGAACATTTTTCACCTCTGATTATATTTCTAACGTTTCTTGCGTAACTTTCACCACCACTATTAGCTTCAATTTTCATAATAGTACATTTGCTATCTATTAGCATTTGACTTACTAATGGTTCAGTAATTTCAGTTCCATCTTGCGTAAAAACACAATCTATGATGTAAGTATTCATTCCAAATTTTTCACCGATTAAAGAACAAAGAAAATCAGAACCTTTATCCGCTGTATCAGTAAATCCAATTCGACCTTCACTTTTCTTTGTATCAATTTCTTTCATCTTAAATCTATTTAAATCTTCAATTGGAAATAATAATCCTTTACTTTCTACAGGATTTTGCATAAATTCAGCTTCCCAAATGAAGTCAGATGTAACATTTTTAATTGCTTCATATTCAGCAGTTGTTTTAACTTCTTCACAAAAACTTTTTCCTTCTGGTGTCATAGCTGGAATACTTAAAACTTTAATATCTGGATTATAATTTTCAGAACTTTCATCTGTCAATCTTCCAATAATATCGTTTCTTGTCCACCTTGTAGCTATATGAATTTCACTACAACCAGTTTCTAAACGAGATAAGTGAGTTGATGTGTACCAATCCCATACATTAACAATTGTTGTTTCACTTAAAGCTTCTTCTATATTCTTTAAACTATCATCAAGGATTGCACAACTCTTACAACCAAAACCAGTTAAACTTCCACCAACTCCAGCACAAAAATAACTAGGTTGCGTATATCCTTGTAAACTCCAACTATTAACTGCACTATTAGTTCTACTTATACTTGCATCAAATACTTTTTGGTATTTCTCACTAGGAATTATCCCATCCCTTATATCACGTGAAAACTTTTCTGCAAGTGTAGCAGCATAACTATTTCTCATAACACTACCAGCTGGATTTTTACCAAGTAACCATGCACTAAATAAAGAAATAATATAACTTTTACCAGCACGTGGCGGCATACTTATTGCAACTATCTTAATCTTTCCATCTGCTACTTCTTGTAAAGCATTTGCAATTAATCTTAAATGCGGTTTACCTTCTGTAAAAAATGTACTGTCAAAGTAAACACAAAATTTATAAAAATTATTCTGGAGTTCCCTTCTTCTTTGTTCCCTCTTTAATATTAATAATTTTTCTGTGTCCTTCCTATCCATTTAGTGATTTCCCCTTTTTGAAATTTAAAATATTTTTTGGAAAAAGGGTTTACCGATATATGAGAAATAAAATATGATAAGGGTATAATAGTCAGCACCCCACCCACCCCAA